AAGCCGGAGGCGTGCTGCGAGGTGCCGATGCGGTCCAGCACGAGTCTGCCGAACACGTCCTCGTAGACAAGGTAACCGGCGTAGCGCGCCACGCTCTCGATGATCTGGTAAGGCGTCTCGCCCAGCGGCACCTGAAACGACGGGATCGCGATGCCGAGGTCGGCGACGGCCGACCTGGCTGTGATGCCGTACGCCTTGCAGAGCTTGGCCGCCACGTCGAGGGCGTTCGCGCCGTTGATCTGCCCGCCGCGGATGCCCGGATCGTTCAGCAGATCGGCCGAGCAATCGACCAGGTTGCGGGTGATGCCGCGGCCCGACAGTGTGACCTGGTGGTTGCGCGCGTCGATCGGAATGGAGCGGCGATCGATTTTCCCGGTGATGACGAGGTCGGACCCGATATAGATCAGGCACGGCTGCCCCGGCCGCGTTCCCGCCAGCGCCGCACCTTGCAGGAACTCGGCGCTCGCAGTCAGCGACCAGTTGTTCGGCATCGACTCGCACGACCGGCTGATGCTCACGTTCTGCCAGCCGACAAAGCGGTTGGAGCCGACCTGGATGGTCACGTCATCCGGGCCGGAGCCGAGAGAAACCGCCATAGTTTATCGCTCCGTCGAGCCAGGGGTGCCGGCGCCGCGGCCTTCCCGGCCGCCGGGATGGCAAGGGCACAGCTCGGTTCCGCGGGCGTCGCCAGGACGATCGCGGTCCCGGCCATCACGGTCTGAGGCGCGATGCCGGTGCCGCTGGTTGCAGCGCCAGCTACGACCGAGTTGGGTGGATTTACGACGGTCGGCTTTTGGGCGGCCAGATGGGCAAGCGGACATTGAACCGCTGCCGCAATTGGCCGAAAGCGGCCCTTGGAGGCGCAATGGGACTACCTTTGTAGCGAGCGCATCCAAATCTTCGCCGTCGGTTCATGCCAAAGCCCAGACGCTTCTAAACGCCCGAAGATGGGAGTAGACTCCGTTGACGGCGTGTCAAAGCTACTGCGGCGGGGTTTGGTGATGAGCGGCACTGCGTTAGGTAAGCTTGAGCAAGTAGATCCCCGGCTTCTGTGGACGTCCGAACCTGCGCATTTTACGCCTTGGCTAGCCAGCAATCTGCCGACACTAGGCGAGGCTCTGGGTCTGGAGCTCGAACTCGTCAAAGCGGAATCGTCAGTCGGGCCTTTCGCTTGCGATGTCGAAGCTCGCGACATCAATACAGGCCGCAAAGTCATCATTGAAAATCAGCTTGAGCCCACCGACCATACCCATCTCGGTCAGCTCCTAACTTACGCGGCTGGCCTCGATGCGACGGTTATTGTCTGGATTTCGCCGCTGGTTCGAGAGCAACACCGGCAAGCCATCGATTTTCTGAATCGGCACACGGCTGAAGGTCTCGACTTTTTTGCGGTTGCATTGGAAGTAGTGAAGATAGGCACTTCGCTGCCGGCCGTCGTTTTCAGGCTGGTCGCATCTCCCAATGCGTGGGCTAAAACGGTAGCAGCTACCAACCAGCCCGCTGTCACGAGTTCACGGATGCTGGCTTACCAGGAGTTCTATCAAGGCGTCATTGATGAACTCCGAACAGTCCATCACTTCACTAATGCAAAGGCCGGGCAGCCACAGAGTTGGTATTCCTTTGCGTCAGGAACCAAGGGTTTTGTGTATTCAGCTTCCTTCACCGCTAAGGGTCAGCTACGGGCAGAGCTTTACATCGATGTCGGAGATGAACGGAATAAACTCATTTTTGATTATTTTCAGAACATGAAAATTCAGCTTGAGCAGTCTATGGGAGAGCCTCTTAGTTGGGAGCGTCTCGACAAAAGACGGGCATCTCGCATCTCGGCAGTCCGCCAAAACACTACGATTGAGGACGCCGCGACCCACAGCCTTGAGATCCAGAAGTGGGTCATCGACCAACTTTTGCTCGTCAAAAAAGTGTTTGGACCCCATCTCAAGAGCGCACTTCAGGCTGCGTCAATCGCACATCCAACCGCAGCGCCGACACCTGAGTTTTCCGAGTCCGTTCCGCTTTCTGACGGGGAGCCTGGGTAACTCAAAATCGAAATCTGCGGCTGCTCAGGCGCAGTTGCTGGTACCAGGACGTTAGTGCCACCAACGTCCGCTTCCAAGATCGCCTAACCAGCCGCCTAGTGGCTGGGTTGGGTCGGATGCGGTCCTACAAGCCGTCCTGGTTCCTCCTGGTCTTCGAGCTGAGTCGAACTGTCGGTTCCGCCGCTACCGGCCCCGGTTGGTAGAACGCGGCACAGCAAATCCCGGCGTCGGTGGTTCGATCGTGCCCCCTAGGCGCGCGGCTTGGTGCGAGATCCTCGCGCGGTCACCGGCTTCTTGGTTGGGGCCGGCTTTCGCTCGGCCGCCTCCAGGCCCATCACCACCAACTCGCGGAGAGCGGCGGACTCGCTCTCCAGGAAATTCGCGAAGCGATAGGCGGTGACACGCTCCCACAGCTCGTCGTCGAGGCCGACTTGTCTGCGGTTCGGTGCGGTTGCTGGTCTGCCCATGCGCCCCGCCTAGCACGGCCAATCCGAGTTTACAAGTAATTTACTTGTGGCATTGTCGTTGCATCTATGCAATAGTAAGTCACTGAGCAACGGGACATGCCTCAATGACCAGGTCCGCAGAAATCGCCTTCTCCGCCAGCGAAAACAGGTTCACCAGCGAGGCCGTCGAATACCGGGTCGAGGCCTGGGGCGACACTCCGATCGGGCAACTCTTCGCCTCGATCCGCACCAAGCTGCGCCGCAGGAAGGCCGGCCGCGTCCGCCTCTCCGACCCGGAGATCGGCGAGCTGGTCTGGCTGCTCGACAACGTGATCCACCACGATTATCCGGCCAACACCCTCCGCGCTTTCAAGCGGACCCTCGGCAAGCTGCGCAGCGCCGTGCTGACCGAGGATGCCCCGGTCAGGTGATGGTGAAGGCAACCGTCGTTCCGCCTGAGATGGGCTGGGTCCCCTGCACCGCGCTGGCGACGATCACGCCACCGGCGTTCGTTTCGACCGCCCAGAAATAGTAGGTTCCCGCGCTCGCCGGGGTCGGCACGCCGTACGCATACCAATAGTTGTGGCTGGAGTTCGTGAATTGGCCCTGCGCGATCGTCATCCCGGAGATCGACGTTGGCGCGATCGTCGGTGACGTGCTCCACCCGAAATAGACATTCGCCGGCACGGTGTGGCTGCCGTCCGCCGACGCACTGTTGTCCGATGCGTTGGCGTTGCAGGTGGAAGCGTGCGCGTAGCTGGTGCCGCTGCCATAGGGCTGAAAGCCGCTGCCCATCGCGTAGTTGTACGTTGAGGTCGTGGTGCTGGCCGACCAGGACCCGGGCGAGGACGGCGAGGCGTTGGTGGCCTGCACCTGCACGTCATAGGACGTGCCGGCGGTAAGCCCGGTGATGCCGTACGGGCTGGTGACGCCGCTGGCCGTTGTCCAGGCGTTCGCCGCATGCACGCTGTAGCGCAAATTGTAGCCGGTCGCGGCGCCCCCGCTGCTTGGCGCGGTCCAGGTGGCGGTCAGGCTGGTATTGCCGACCACGGCCACCACGCTGCTGATCGTCGGCACGCCGGGCGCGGCGATCACCGCGGCGACGGCGGACAGGTGCCCCAGCAGCAGGTTCCGCAGGTGCGGCATCAGTTGCTGACCACGGGCGTCAGCGTGAAGGTCTGTCCGCTGATCGGCGTCAGTGACCCGCTCGAAGTGTATTGCAGGTCCCAATAGACGGCAGAGCCGGACGCCAGCTTTATCCACAGTGCGCTGCCGGCCGCCGGGGTGCCGACACCGGCGGCGCCGTCGCCGAACTGGCTCAGCGTGACACTCATCGAGCCGAGGTAACCCGCCGCCCCGGTCGCCACCGCATAGGCCCCTCCGTCGCCGTTCGTATAGGTCGGCGCGGCCGACCAGAATCGCACTGCCGCGACCACGGCGCCCCAGCCGGTCGTAACGTTGGTTGTCAGGATGATCTCGGGGATGGCGGCGGCACCGCCGGCGTTGGCGATGGCGAACGACGGCACAACCACCGATCCGGCCGTCGTGCTGCTGGCAATCAGTTCGTTCTGCGCATAGGCCGTGGTGTTCGCCGGCCGCGCCAGGGTCGAACTCGGTCCGGTGACCAGCGGCGACAGCGGAGCGCCGACCGGAAACGGATGCGTGGTGCTGACGTCGTTGCCCGCCCCGTCCTGCTGCTGCGAGCGCAGCCCGCCGCTTGGCGTGAGGCTGCCATACGTCGTGTCCCCGACCGTCAGCGACGGCGGGGCAGACGAAACGATGCCTTCCATGAATTGAAATTCCCTTAGTCGCTACGTGACGGCGCGGGTTAGGTGACCGTGTAGGGGCCAGCAACAAGCAGGCCGATCGTCGCGCCGCCGCTGTTCTGCGCCTCGATCCACAGGTACGAATTGCCAGCCGTCGCGATCTCGTCCGGGTACCCGCCCCACAGATTGCCGCTGTAGTTCGACGCGTTGAGCCAGCCCGAGGTCGGCGGCACGGTGGCCGAACTGCCAAATGCCTCCCGCAGGCTGGTCGGCGTCGGCGTCGCGGTGACATTGACACCCGGGCCGGAGCCAGGGGCATACGGTCCGCCCGGCGAGATGTAATTCAAGGTCAGCGTGGTGGTGTAGGTTGTCCCGTTTGCCGTCGCCGCGAAGCTGCTCGCACCGGCTGCATTCACCGCTGCCACCTGGAAATCATATTCCGTGGCCGAGCTAAGTCCGGTGATCGTGGTCGTGGTGCCGATAATCCCGGTTACCTGCGTCCAGGAACCGCCGACGCTCGTCATGCGATACTGCGCGGTGTAGCTGGTCGCCGCGTCATGCGTGCCGTCGATCGCCGCCGCGGACCAGGTGATGGCGACGCTCGACGTGGTGATCGCCAGCAGCGTGCCCGCCGCAAGGCCCGTGGGCACGTTCGGTGCGGCGGCCGAGGTCGTCGCGCTCACGGAGGATGACGTTGCGGTGCCAGCGCTGTTGGTGGCGATCACCTGGAAATCGTAGGCCGTCGCGTGCGCCAGCCCGGTGACGCTGACCGAGGTTCCGGCGATCGGCGAACCGAACGTCGTCCAGCCTCCGCCCGACGCCAACTGGTATTGCGGCGTGTAGGTCGCGGCAGCGTCGTGCGTGCCATCCGTGGCCGAGGCCGTCCACGACAGCGCAACCACGCTATAGGCCGGCGATCCGGCCGTCGCCGCGAGGCCGGTCGGCGCGTTCGGCGGGTTGAGCGTCGTGGTGGCCGTCGCCAGGATCGACGGGGATCCAACGCCCGAGGCGTTGCTGCCCAACACCTGGAAGTCGTACGCCGAGTTGCTCGTCAGGCCGGTGACCGTGAAGCCGGTCGGCGAAGGCCCAACCGTGCCCGCGGTCCACCAGAGGCCGGCGCCATGCGCGCTGACCTGGACGATGTAGCCTGACGCCAGACCGCCGGACGTGGCCGGCGACCACGCCAGCACCGCGGTGCTCGCTGTCGTGCTGACCACCGCCAGGCCCAGCGGCGCGTTCGGAGCGGGAAGCTGGTAGACGCCAACGCTCGGAGCCGGTGCGATCAGCGGGACGCTCGCGCCCGCCGCCAGATCATAGCCTTGCCCCCGGGCGCTTGACCCGGGGGTCGGGTTCACTGTCGGACCGGTGCCCGAGGCCAGCGCCTGAAACGTGGTCGGGCAAAACGCCGGATGGATCGCGCCGGACTCGGCCGCGATCTGATCCGACCGGCTCGCGTCGAGGTAGAGGCGGTGTGCGATCACCAGCGACGGGAGAGGAAGCTGCAGGTTGACCGTCACGATGCTCGGCAGGCTTGCGCCGCGCACCGTCAGGTCCTGCACGACGGCCGAGCGCAGCGCCTTCAAGGCGGTATAGCTGGCATCCTCCCCGGCATCGCCGGCAGCGGTGATCTCATTGTCCAGCGCGGCGGCGAGCACCACGCGCAGCGCGGCAGCGTCATCATAGCTGCTGGGCTGATAGGAGGCCGATGCGCGCGCCAGGCTGACCAGCGCGGCCCGCCGGCACGCCGCCGCCATCGCATCCCGCATCGCCGCCATCGCCGCGCCGATGCCGACCGTCCCGCCGGCACTGTCCGCAAAGGTGAACCCGGCCAGCGCGAGCAGGACCTGCACCTGGTCGGCAGGATCGGTGATCCCGGCCCGCATCGCCTCCACCAGCGCCGCCAGGGCGTCGGGCATGTCGGTGGAGGCACCATACGAGCCAGCGGCTGCGGCAGCTCCAGACGCTGCCAGGGCCAGCGCGGCACGCTGATTCGCGAGTTGGGCCTGGAGCGTCGCAACCGTGGTGCCGATCGGCAGCATGGTCGAGGCCGAGCCCGCGCCATAGCGGCCGTAGGAGGTATTGGCATCCGGCGGCGGGAGCGCCGCAGCCATGCCGACGATCGCGGTTGGGTTGGCGCCGCCGAGGATCGTCGCCGCGGCGAAGCTGGTCACCACCGTCTGGCCCTCGCCAGTGACGGCCGGGCCGGCCGTGGCGGCGGGGATGGCCGTGCCGCCCAGGTCGCTGCCGGAGGCCGTCAACGCGCTGTCGGCCGCGGCAAGCACGGCGACGACCGTGGCGATGATGGTGGACGGGAAAACCGGGCTGCCGGCTTCGATGAATTGGAACGCGACCTCGATCACCCGCATCTTGTCGCGGTGGATCGCGGTAGAGGCCGACCCGACAGCCACCTTCACGGCGCCGATCGTCGGGTGGATCAGCAGCCCCGGACCCTTTGTCTCCACCGCGTTGTCGAGCAGAAGCTGCATGACCGGCGCCAGGTCGCCGATCAGGTAGCCGGAGAAGCTGTAGATACGCAGCGCGCGGCCCATGTCCTCGGGCCAGCCGCCATCGACGTAGGGGTATTCGTGGATCGCCTGTCGCCGGCCCTTCTTGGCCTGCGCGGCGATCACCTTGAAGGGCACCCCGCGGAAGCTCGCCGTTTGCAGCAGGCCCATGAAGCCCGCGATGCTGGTCGGCGGCGCAAAGCCGGTGACGCTGGCAAAGCCGCTCATCGACCCAGTATCCTTGCAGGAGGATTTCGACGGTTCGTGCAAGCAGTCTTGCTGACTGTCCGACACACGAGCATTTGGTGGCTGTGAGGGTAGTTTGCTTCAGATAGACCCGCTGGGTGGAGAGCAAACATTGCACAAGCACGCGGCGTCTGACACTGATCGCGGACCAAACGGAGCAGCTAAAGCTCGGCAATGATAGGAGGCCAGCGTATAGGCCCCCGCTCGCGCCGTTCAGCTTTCGTGTTTTGACGCGTCATGCGGGCGACTGTTCCTAAGGCGGATGGGTCTACCGGAAATTAGCAAGGGTGAGGACAGTCTAATGGCCAGGAAAAAAGGTCGCGGAAAACCTGTAGCGGCAACGACCGAACCCAGTGCCGAGGCGACGAAGGCTTACCGGCTTGAGGTGCTCGGGTTATTCCAAGCCGATGCGGCCGATATCGCCGCGGCTCGCGTGCGATCACAGTACGTCCACCGGGGTGGAAATATACGCAGCGCTGGCGACGAGGTGGAGACCGCGGTGCGATCCTACTTCGGGCGCAGGCTCCCACGGTCTTATACTGTACATCACGGACATTTTCTTGATGCCAGCCTAGCCTTGAGTCCTCAGATGGACATCATCATTGCGGACCATGGCAGGTTCCCCGTCTTTTTTCGCGGCCAGGAAGGAATGGAATACATCCCGTACGAGGGGGTCTATGCCTACGGGGAAGTTAAGTCGTCGATAACTAACGAAGACGTCCGAAGCTTCATCCAGCGTGTGAAGGATATACGTACGCGGCTGACACGTGAGCGCGTGCCTGATGGCTACATAGAGGGGCTTGAGGAGACGGAGAGCGGCGACCTGGTCTGGCAGCCATGGCCAGAACGCGGCGACGTCTATCGGTTCATGTTTGGAGTGAATAGTGAGGCTCTCGATTTAGACAAGTGCCTGCGAGACCTCTGCGACGCGGAGCTCGAAGATACACCAAATCTGATCTGTCTGCTGGACAGAGGCGTGTTGATGTCGGGTAGAGCGGCCCATCCGAATGGAGAGGTGAAGGCGACCTACATTCACCCGCAAAAAATGCGGCCTCCCAGAGAACCCGAGGAAATCGATGGATGGGTGTTCGCAGAGCCCAATAGTACATATAAAGAGGGGGCTACGCTGTTTTATTCATACAGCCAATTACTCGAACACCTAAAGAATAATGTACTTCTCCCCTCCAGTTATCTTTCGTATTTCAAGAATACCGTTACGGTACATACGACTTTTGTATACCGACGCGACCGACAGTAGGTCAAGATGGGCCATCAGCATTCACTACCAGCAAAGCGTGTCACCTCAATGCAGGGGTGCTAGCTCCATCCGCCGGTGCCGCCGACCATCGGCATGCTGTGCTCGATCCTCGGCGGTGACGTGCTGACCGCGCCCGTCCCCACCGCGCTTGCCGTGGTGCCCGGCGGAGCGCCGTGCAGATGCACGTCCACCTGGACATGACCGTTCGCAGCAGCGGCAGCAGTGTTCGCAGCAAGCGACGCGCCGAACGTGGCGAGCGACTGATTCGACTGAGACCCGCCGGGAAGCGACGGCCAGATCGAACCGAGCGCGGACGCGATCTGCATCTGGTGATTGCCGGCCTTCAAATCGTCTTCAAGGTCGCGGCCAGTCCTCGCGCGATACGCGGTCGTTGCGAGATACCACGCCCCCTTGTCCTGGCTGTCTGGACTGAAATCGGCCAGCCCGGCAGCATTGGCGACCGACCGCCACGTCCCGGAAATGAACTGATATTTGCCCGCCGCCGTACTCGTGCCGCCGGGTGCGACGCCCTCCGGAAACTGCGAATAATCACTGAACCGGGTTCTGTTGTTATCGTTCGTCGGCGACCAACCGTTCTTGATGTCATAGCGGCCATGGGACTCCGGGCCGGCGAGAGTTTCCAGGAACCCGCGCTTCGTGGGGTCCATCGTCAGATCGACGTTCGACTTCCTCGGTCCGCCGCCAAGCCAGTGCCACGCCCGCTCATACCAGGGCGGCCGATAGTCGTCCGACGACGGCGCCGGGTTGAACGGGGAACCGACCGGCGCAAAGGGAATGCTGACACCACCTGGAGTGAAGATCGTCCTGGTATCGTCAAACGTCTTCGCGGGTGGGAGTTGGTTCGCCAGAGCACCGATGCCGGCGGTCACCGCCAACAGCTCAGTCGGTCCGAGCAGGCCGAGCGCGCGCAATATCCAAACGGCCGGCTTGATCGCGGACAGCGCAGCAATGCCCCCGAGGACGGCTGTGGCATTCTTGCCGTAGGAGTCTGCCAGGTCTTTGTTGCGCTCGATCCAGTGCGACGTGGTGTCGAGAACCTTGGTCGCGGTGCCCGACCAGCTATCAACGATGCGGTTGCCGACGCCCTCGATCGCGAGGCCGAGTTCCGACCAGGACGAATTCATTTTCTTCGCGTTGGCTGCCATCTCGGCAGTCATCACACCGCCGGTCTCCCGCGCCCGGGCCACGAACGCATCGAGGCCCGCCTGCCCTTTCTCCAGCAGCGGCAGCAAATCCTTGTCCACGCCGACCGCCGCCAGCGCGCGACCGGCCGTCGCCTTGTCGGTGTACGTGGACGCCTTGTTCGCCAGCTTGCCGAGCGCGTCCTCAGTCTTCGTGATGTTGCCCTGCTCATCGCGCCAGTCGATGCCGAGCGCCTTCAAATTCATCTGCGCCGTGGCGTCGCGATTATAGAATGCGGCATGCAACGTTTCGGACAACCCTTTCAGGCTGCTGTCCATCGCGTCGGCCGAACTGCCCGCCAGCCGCGCGGCACCGCGCAGCGCGCTCAGCCGATCGACCGGGGTGTTCAACAGGTTCGCGGTCTTGCTGATCGAATTGCCCGCGTCGGCCCACCGCCGGCTCAGCTCGACCATCCCGCCGAGGCTCGCGGCCGAGGTGATGCCGACCATCGGGCCGGCCAGACGTTCCACGGCCCGCGCCGCGCCGAGCGCACGATCGCCGAGCGTCTGCATGCCCTCGGCGGCCCGGTTGATGCCGGTGACATCGCCGAATTTCGCAAGGCTCTTGTTGAACCGATCGGCCGGCGCAGTCAGCGCGGCGATGCGCTTGTTGATCGCATCGAGGCCAGCACTCGCGGCGTCGTTGATGCCGACGCCGATTGCGAACCCGGCTGACTTACCCGCCACGTTCGCGCTCCGTGATTCGAGGCATCAGGCTCGCCCAGCGCAGCAGCGCCGAAAGCGGCAGGGCCAACGCCCACCGCAGGCCGTCGCCATAGAACCGACCGACCTTCGCCGCGTGGATCTCCAGCTCGCCCGACCGGGCGAGCAGGATCAGGAGGCCGGCGCCGTTGCTGCCGCCAGCGCGGCGGCGGCCTTCGCCGCTTGCTCGGCCGCCAAAGCCTCGGCCGCGGCCTCGGCCAGCACGGCCTTGCGCCGCGCGGCCCGCCAGCTCTCCAAAGGGTCGGGGGCTGGCGCGCCCACGAACTCCTCCAGGTAATCCGCGATCTGCTGGTTGAACCAGTGCGGCTGCACTTTCAGCACGTCGTACGGCACATGCTCGGCCGAAGCCGACTCCAGCATGCGCAGGGTCACGTCGAGGCCGGTCGCGCCGTGAACGGCGGTCGCCTTCAACACGTCCTCCGAAGTCGGCGCGCCCACGGTCAGCTTGGTGTACTGCATCCCGCCGTGCATTTGCGGCTTCGGCAGCGTCCAGACGATCGGCTCTGGCACCGGCACCCATTCGGTCATGACTTTGCTCCAATTTCCATGATGGTTCCGGCCACGCCCTCAAACCGGAAATCGAATCCCGCGTCGGCACCGTTCACACCGGGACGGCCGACATACCAAAGGTTATGCCCGACGATCTGCTTGCCGTTCGCCAGCAGGAACACCACCGTCGCGTTGCTGAGCCCGGTGAACGACGTGACGCTGTTCGTTCCGGTGTCGCGGAACTTGCCCGAGATGTAGGGCGCGACCGGCTTCTGATCGTAACCGTCGACGCCCGACAGGCTGCTCATCGTCGTGTTCTCGACGTTGGCCGGGTCCCAGATGAATTCGATGACCGAGATCGCGCTGCCGTTGACGCTTGCCGCGGTGATGCCGGCGAGCCGACGATTGGTCGGCGTACTCGGCGCCGGAGTTGTGCCTGACATGGTTCGGTCCCTAACTGGTGTGGCTCAATTTGAATGTCTGCAATGTGAAAAGCGCTTGTTCTTGATCCGGCCGCCATGCCACGCCGATGCAGCCGGAACGCCCATCTACTGGATCGCAAGTACGCGGCTTAATTTACTCCAAAGCCGCAGCCCGCATTCGGCCCAGCATTCACCCTCTGCGATCCCGTGAAGTCGTGACACAGGTCGCTTGATGCCCTAACGTGCCAGGCGTTCACTTATATGGACTCCCTTCCAATGGCGACCGAAGCCGGCGACAAGATCAAGCAGAATACGGCATGGCAGCGAGTTGCCGCTTTCGCGCAAAGTCCAGCCGGCGTTGCGATTGTGACCTTCCTGCTGACCGGATTAGCTGCAACTTTTGTTTCAAAGTGGCTCGACGACATGTCCAAGGCCAGAGAGCTTGATCTGGCCGCCCATGAGCGTGCGGTCGAATCCGTGCGAGAGATAACCAACCTTCTATATGAACGCCGCACACGAGCAAATATGCTGTCGTCGGCGATCTTACGTGGCGCCAATCTTGATGAAATTAAGGACCGCAAGAAGTCCTATGATGATGTCTTTGTGCGCTATAATGCCACACTTCAGAGCAACATGTTCCGAATTCGGGAGATTTTTCATACTAGCGATTACACCATATTTGAAAGTATTCTTGAAGGACCTGTCCGAAAAGACTTTGTAATGGACGATAACTGCTTAACCGGATCGTATGACGCGGCACTGTCCTCCGACACTGCAACGAGAGGTAGCGCGGCACTTCTGCTTTCGAAGTGCCCTGTCGATGGGGGCGTGTCAATGCCCATCTCACAGGTCCACGCGACGATTTTGGATTGCGAATATGCCTTTACCGATGCTTTATATCGGATCGTTCAGAATTCTCAGAAAGGGGATCAACTCGCTCGACTCACAAATGAAAATGCCACATACATCCGCAAACAGTGCGCCCCGCACTAGGACGGTCTATGTCACTACGTGCACCGACTGTCCGTCCGGTCTCGGCGCTCGACTTCAAGAAGCCCCTTCAAGTGCTCTGGTGGAATTGAATGAGCAGGCCGACGTTGATGACCTGATCGCTGAAATCGAGCGGCAGATACATCAGAACCTGCCCCTTCGTGCCCGGGCCGGCCGTGGCATTTTGTGCGAAGGTCTGCACGTTTTGCACGATGAAGATGCTTGCGAGGTAGGCATAGACCGCGATCACCGCGCCCAGCATCGCGTTCGGCGTGGTGGCGGGCGAACCGGGCGGGATCAGGGTTCCATTGCTGACCAAGATCTTGCCCGGAGCGATGAACTGGCTGGTGATCTGGGTCGCGATGTAGCGCGCCGCGTACATCGCCTGGAACATAATGTTCGTGTTCAGATACGAGTTGTCCGGCTGGCCGCTCGCGTTGCTCTGATAGGTGGTGATCGAGCGGTCGATCCGGCAGACCCCGGCCGCATCCACGGTGAAGGTGCTCATCCCGTCGAACAGCAGGGTGTTGCGCTCCCCGGGCGTGTCCTGCGAGGCGATCGGCGGCGGCAGCAGGTTGAGCTGCTGCGTCGCGAGGCCCTGCGCCGGGTTAACACGCAGCCGGATGACGTGCGCGGCGCACCAATCAGAAGCCTCCAGCCAGGCCGGCGTCGGGCTGTTGTAGAACCCGAGGATGGTCGCATGCTGGTCGTTGCGCCCCGTGCCGAAGGTCGTTCGCGCGCTGAAGGTTCCGCGATAGGCCGAGAAGACGTGCCCGTACAGCATCGTCTCCGCCGCCCAGCGACCCGATGCATCGGAGAGGAACGTCTCCAACGCATTCAGGCTGGTCGCGTCGGTGTAGGGCAGATCGATATAGTCGAAGAGCTGGACGCCCAGGTTCGCCAACAGCGTGGTCAAGGTCGGGTTGGTCGCGCCGCTCGCAAAGGGCGTGATCGTGTAGCCCACGCCGGGCGGAATGACCTCGCCATTCTGCGCGCCGTAGTAGGCGAACCGGATGTCGATGTCGTTGAGCGCGAGGCCCTTGTGCAGCGCGGTCAGATCGACCTGGTAGGCATTCGTGCCGTCGATCGCCGCCGAGCATGCGACGCCGACCGAGGCCGCGATCGCGGCAACCGTGTTGGTCGCGATGGTTGACGCGGTGTCGCCGCTGTTCACCGCAACCGGGATCGACACACCCATGAGGTAGAGCGGCAACGTTCCGGCAGCGGTCGCCGGGCCGGTGAAGCTGATGCTGCCGGTCGCAGCGGTGCCGCCGCTCGCGTCTGCCAGCGGCCCAAGCCAGACCTCCCCGAACGGGTCCATCAAGCGGTAGGCGGCATATTTCAGCGCCAGCATCGAGTTCAGACCGCACAGGCCGTTGACCTGGGTCTGGCTGTACGCCTGCACCGCGATGTTCGGGGTCGCGGTGCCCGAGCTGGTGATCTGGCCGATCAGCAGCGCGCGCGCATTCTGCGTCGCGGTGTTCGCCTGGCTGGGGTCGAACTCGGCGTTGACGCCGGACGGGCGCCAGTACTGCCAGGGGAAATACTTGAAGGCGAGGCTCTCGCTCACGGCTTGGTCTCCGCCAAAGGCATGCCCTCGGGCGTTTGACCCGAGGGTTCGTCATGCGTAGGAAGTGGCGCCGCAGCGTCATGCTCCGCCGCAGCCGGCGGGTGCGCCTCGCCGGCGGGTTCCGGCGGGGGAAACACGAAGGCGTCGGCCGCAGCGCGCGCCGCAGTCCGGTCGACCACCGGCGGAATCACCGTGGCCGTCACAGCCGGTCGAGGCGCCCGCGGCGGCGGGGCCGGCGGATCGGCCAGCACCACGTCGCCATCGCGGAGGCGCCGGTACCAGAAAGTTATCTCGGGCACATGCTCGCCCTGCGGCGACAACAGCCGCCTGTTCGGCCCGCGCACGATCAAGGGAAGGGCAGGATCATCCTGCCGGCGTCCCGGTTTGACGAACATTGTCACCTCGGAGTGTAGGAGTTTCCTGTGGAGACTGGCTGCGGCGGCTACGGCCGGAGCGGATCCATGCCCGTCATCCGAGCGGATTGGCCAGCGCCTCCAAAGCGGGCGGTCCAGCACGCACCTCGCTGGCGCGCATTGGCTGAAATACGGTCCTTCCGCGGATCGGACTGCGGATTGAAGCCGTTGGGAAATGCCCGGCCGCTGAGCCTGAAGTTAGAACGAACGTTCTACTGCTTGGTGTAGGTGATCGGATTCGGTGCCATCGAGGCACGCGCTCGGCCATAGCCTTTCGCCATTGCTCCTTCGATCACGAGGTCGAATCCCCCGCCATCTGCGTTTTCCATTACGAAATGTGTTCCTGTGAGTGTGCCTTTGACGGCATTCCTATCGATCTTGTCTCCCATAGTTGGCTTCCAACCCGTACGCTCGCAAATAAATGTGCCTCTGACGATGCCATTCTGCTCTACGGCGGTCACGATAACTGTGGATTTGCCGCAGTAGGCCGATGGCGCTACCCACGTGCCTATCAGGCTATTTGGCTGTGTTTGCGCACTAACGAAACCTCCGACGATGCACAGCATCCCTGCTGCCACTACCACCCGCATGCTACACATGATTGGCCCCCAGTGTCGTTGCTAGTTTGTTCTAACGCATCCCTCGGTACCTTGGCACATGGACCACAGTACAGCGGTGAACGCGACCGAGGAACGGCTAAAACGGCTCGAGCTGCACCGGGCCGCCTCCCGCCCGGAGCCGCCGCCTATGGTGCGTGATGCAAGAGTAGATTGATCAACATCGTAATAGGCGCGCCTGCCAGACCCGCACCGCCCGCGATTACAGCCGAGTCCAGCCGCGACGTGACCGAATTCTGGCCCCTCTCCTGGTTCACCCGCTCGGACAGCGTTTCAACCGTGACTGCCAGCTTTTCCACTGAACGGGTGACGGTCAGCAGAAGCGTTTCCACCACCGCCACGCGCTCGCGCACCGCGGCCTCGACCGGACAGTCAGCCGCCATGCGGTCCTCCTGTTATGTTGGGCTATCGCTGAGCTGAAACGGCGTGTCGATCGCCTGCACCGGCAGGTTCCAATCCCAGCCACTGCCGAGGTCGGCGCCGATATCCCACCCGGCGGGCCGCTCCACCGATGCGGAATTGTCGGTCACCGCGTTGCCGCGATAAATCCAGGTGTTGCCGTAGGGATAGAACAGCAGGCACCCCGAGCTTGCCGAGGTCAGCGCCGATCCCAGCGTCACTTGCAGGTGCGTCGCATCGACCCGCGCGCACGCCGTCGCCGTTCGGACGGTTCCCGGGCTCGCCTCGTTGCCGCCATCCATCACCGCCCAGCCGACCCCGTTCACCGCTTGCAGCGGCACGATCAGGTCGGTGCCGGCATCGTGCGCCACGGTGACGATGATCACCGTGTTGCTCTGCCGGTAAGCGTGCGTGAT